ATGAGAGACCAGGGCGACGTGGCCGCGGCGTGGGTATGACTCTTTGCAACCGTGATTGAAGTGACCGGGGACACCAGCAGGTCGTCCCAGTATTGGCGTTGACTATTTGAAATCAGCGTCAAGCTACAGGCCCCGGCGTGCAGGAAATCACCGGCGTGATTGAAGCCCGTGATATCTCCCGCGGCGCCCAGGGTTCCGTCCACCAGCTGGGACGATTGCGTGAAGTTAGCCGACACGTGCACGTACCCTGCCCCACCGCTGGCCAGGTCCTCGGTTTCGTTTGTCTCCGCCAGCCCCCAGTTGTCCATGGCCCAGCGTATCTTAGAGCCCGTGGCCACGCATTTCATCTTCACGCGCGTCCAAAGGTGAATAGGGTGGTACCGGATTAGTTTTGTGCCGTCGTGAGAAACGCACGGATGGCAAGTCTGCACGCGCCCCTGTGCTTGCGCCAGGCACGGCTGGTGCTGGGGGCCAACCGGCGTCCCCAGGTCCTTGGTTGCGCCAAACTGCGCCAGCGTCCCGGCGTTGCTCTTAGCCCAGAGCATATAATTGTGGCGCACACCCCCATCTAACGCCGCCCCGGAGAGAACAACCACCTCCTGCCCATCTATTGCCGATATCCGCACCACACCGCCCATGCCGTTTTGCCCCAGGCTATCGTCAATGTCGGTGGTCAGGGCAGCGCCCGCAGACAATACCAGGCTGCCGTCGATCGAAACCACCTTCATTTTGATAAACCCAGCGTCGCCGTCAACGTAGGCAGCTATCACGCTGGTGCTGTTCAACTCGGAAACCCACAGCCCCGGGGAGACACCTGCCGCGGCCACCAGATTCAGGGCCGCGGCGCTCGCGGTGATTGTGGCCCCGTCCCACCCGATCCCCACCACGGTCTGACTTTTAGCTGAATTGTGATTCACGGCCATGATGGCCTTGGAGCTCGACACGGTGGCCACCCCACCCAGGCGCACCCCGGTCCCGGTGGGGGTGAAAACGTCGGTGGGCCCGCCCAGCAGGGCCAGGGTGTTATCCCACACCCGCGCCTTCACGTTCTCCCCGGTTTGCCACGACACCTCCAGTATCGTGGTATCGTCCAGGCGCGTGATGAACATGCCCTTGTACGTCCCCATGCCCGTGCCGGCCAGCGCATGGGTGGTGCTGGCGTCAGCTGTGACCGTCACTCCGTCCGTGGTGCACTTGACCAGGCAGAACCGGCCAGCCTCCGGCAGCCCAATGGTCACGCTCGACCGTTGCAAGAGACCGGAAACAACAAACTCAGTATCCGTCAGCCGCGTCACGGACGGCAGGTAATACTGGATGCTGGGCTGTGTGCCGGCCCCGCTCGCCAGCGTCCAGTTGTACACCTCCACCGGCGCACCATAGCTGCACGTCCCGTCCGTCTCTATTGTGAAGGGCGTCACCACAAAAGCGGTGACCCAGTTGCTGCCCGACGTATACTTGCGGCTGTGACAGCGCACCCCCACCGTGTCGGTGAGCATGGTCACAAATCCCGGCGTAGCTTGACTCAGGCTCCCGGTCTGTATGCTTGTGGACGGTGTTTCCTCGCCGCTGTCCACAATCGTGGCGTCAGGCGCCACCGCCTCCAGCTTCAATATGTCCTCGTCCTGGTAGCTGGTGACATCCAGCCAAGCGTCGATACCCCAGGGCGCCGCGAAGGTGATGCCATGCGCGTCCGCATCGGCCAGGGTGCCCGTGTTGCCCGCGGTGCTGCGCCAGGCCTTGGTCCCGTATTTGCTGGTAGCGGTGTACTCGCCAGCTGTCTGCGTCCACGGGTTGCTGCTGAATTGGTCATTGAGCGTGTCGTCAAAGGAAAATCGAAAGGCCCCCGCAGGTATCGTGTCGCCCAGGCCCAGCAGGGCGTCGTCCGCGGTGCCCCCCACCGCGATCAATCCGCGGGCCTGCAGCAGGGGGTAAAAGCCGCCGTTCTCATCTCCGCCCAGCTGGAGAGACACCTGCCACCCAGCCTCGTCGTAGGGCGTGGTCCCGTCGTACGTTTCGATTATCAGGCCGTTGCGGTACAGCCGCGCGCGCTGCGCACCCAGTCCCGGGCTCCCCGTGAAGGTCTGCCCGACTATCCCAGCATCAGACACCTGCAGGTACTGCGTGATTTCCGCTATCAGCGCGTTGATGAGGCCCGCGGTCAGCTTCTCAGCGGTCACCGATCGGGCAGCCATATCCCCGGTCTCCTTGGGGGTGGCGGTCCCGGCCACCGCGGTGCTCCAGTCGCCCAGCACCGCGGCCTTGGTCACGCGCCGCACGCGATAGAACAGCGTCCGCTCCAGGGGGTCCTCGGTGGTGCCCAGCAGCGGAATGTTCGTATGTACCGCTATCTCCGCGGGGAAGTCTGACACTTCATCCAGCGCGCCCTTCCAGTCCGATCCGCTAAACTCCAGCTCGTACCAGCTCACCGCGTCGGGGTAGTCAATTGCGTCCGGATCGTCGCTCACCTGGAGCTCATAGTGGTCCAGGTTTGTGAGCTCCAGCTGGCGGTCCCACCATATCACCAGGTCACGCCCGCGGCCCTCGACGCTGGTGATTGTCGGGGTGTCGGGGGTGGTGGTGCCACCCGCGGCGTCGTATCCCGCCTGGTCCTCCGCATGGGTCAGGGCGTCGGCAACGTCGGGGATTTCCTTCGAAATGCTGGACGGGACCTCCCCGCCCGGGGAGGCCTGCGCCAGGGTCCCGCCGCCGGCGTCGCTCTTGTCCACGCGCTCCACCAGCTCCAGCTCCGTGCGGGTCAGGGTGTGCGGGCCCTCGCTGTGATGCTGATAGCCCACCACCTGGCACACCACGTCAATCCCGCCCTCGGGTTGCCATTCCACCAGGGCCCCGCATTGCACGTGCGGGGTGAAATCCGCGGTGACCCGGTACTGCTTTCGGCCCTCGCGGCCCCAGTCCACCCAGCGCTTGACCGTCGATTTGGCCTGGTCCACGGTGCACGCATACTTGCCCGGTATCTCCCGGCGCACCTCCAGGGCCTCGTCCCCCATGGTGGGATCCACGTACTCCACGCGGTTTTTGCTTTTCTCCCGCAGCGGGGTGCCGCGCACCTGCAGTTTGGTAATGGTCACGGTGCTGCCCGTGGCGTTGTGCAGGATGATTTCGGAGCTGTCCACGTTCTGCCGGGTGTCGCCCGTCGATCCGTTGAAAGAAACGAGGGTCAGCACGCCCCCGCTGCTTTCTATGTCGCTGCCGGATCCGGTGGCCCCCACCGTGGGGGTGATGATGGAAATGCCCACGGGGTAGCGCTCGCCCTTGTAGCCGTACTCCAGGCGGCCCAGGGCCAGGTCGTCGGTGCCGTCGTCCCCGCCAGGCCAGTACTTGCCCGCCCCCACGGTGATGGCGTTCTGCCCGGTGAGCTCATCCCAGTCATCGTAATTCTTGTACACCACAGAGCCCGCTGTCAGTACTTCCCAGCGGGAAAACTCAGTCACCGCCCGATTGCAGAACACCTCCCCGCCCACGCCCTGCCAGCCCCAATGAGCGTTAGGGTCCGCCACGGCCAGGTCCCCGCCGAACACATACTCCGGGGTAGCCGCGTTCCACTCCGCGGCCGTCCACACTATGAACCGCAGCTTGCCGTCGTACCGCACGCCCAGGAAAGCCCCGTGTTGCGCGGTCAGGTCCTGGAGCTCCGCCAGGGCCAGGTCGTCCACGCTGGTGCCCACGTAGTCCTTGGTCAGGTCCACGTCCACCACTTCCAGGTCAGAGCTAGAGAGCCCCATGCGCGCGGCCAGGCGGTGCACCAGTGATGCGCTGGGGGTGCCGCTGTCACATACCTTGAAGCCCACCAGGGCCTCGGAGAGACAGTGCCGCCGCACGCCCTTTGATTTCAGCAGGTCGTGCGCGGTGAACGCCACCACGTCGTCCATGAAGCTGTTCTTAGTCCGCGAGGCCCCAGGGGCGTCGATGAAGCCCTGGAACACCTGGAGATAGTCCGCGGCCCCTATCTTTGCCCACACCCGCACCGCGCAGCCGCCCAGGTCACCCTCGGCAAAGGTCTCGTCCGCGTTGCGCAGCACAAACTGACACTCACTGGCCTCGGCGCCTTCGAATACCCCGGCGTGCCCGCTCACGTTCAGTTTGTTGTTGTCCAGGGTCCCGGTGTAGTTGTCGTATCCGTAGCCGTCCGGGTCTATTTCCAACTTCCAGGCGGCGGCGCCGGTGGTGATGGCGGTACGGGCTGCGAGCTCCGCGGCCCAGGTCCCGTCAATCGGTATGAACAGTGTGGGCGCGCTCACGTGGTCCCCTTTCCCTACGTCAAGCTGGGCTGGATGAAGGTCACCCGCACGCCCGTCCCCAGGTAGGCGCCGATGGCGTCCACCAGGTACTTACCGGCCTCCCGCAGGCCGTTGACGCCATATATGGGCTGCTGGAACGTTTGGTACACGTTAATGTCCGGCGGTTTCTGCACGGTGGTAGAGCTGCCGTATCCGCCAGCGGATGCGGTGGCCTCGTTGCCCGCGGCGGTCATATCCTCCAGGGTGATTGGTTTCAGGAACGCGTCTTTGTAGCTCTTGTACTGCTGCTGATTCTTGCTGCCATTGAACAGCCAGTCAAAGAAATTGTGCAGGGCCACTCCTATGTTTTCGATAGTCACCACCAGGGTGATGATTGCGTTTCCAAAGCCCAGCAGAACGTTATTGTACAGCCACACAAAGACGACACCCAGCGCCTCTATGATCGGGGCCAGCAGCTGCACCACGGGAATGAGTATCTGGCCCAGCGTCTTGCCCAGCACCACCAGCGCGCCCACGATCGGGGCCAGGGCGGAGTCCACGAAGGGCGCCAGCACTTCCACCGCGGCTTTGAGAATCGTGCTCCACGGGTCCAGTATCAGCTGGACGCTGGTGAAAGACTGTGCCAGTTGCAGCGCGGCGCTGGCCAGGGCCCCCATGGCGGGGTCCTCTATTGCGTCGCCCTTCTCCCGCGGATTCTTGCCCTTGCCCGTGCGGCTCCCGCTTCCCCCGCTCCCGGGGGACCGGCCGGTGCCCTTGATGCTCTCGGTATTGTTCTCCACCGCGGCCACCAGTTGCAGCAGCGCGGCCTGCACCTCCCCCACGGGCACGTCCCCTATCGCGGCGGTCATGGTGCGGAACACGTCGTACATTTGTTTCATAGCCGGCGTGTTCGTCACGTCAAAGCCCAGGGCAAAGCCCTTCTGGAGGAAAGCCGCAATAGCGGCGCTCATCTGCTTTGTCAGGTCCGCCTGGGGCAGCAGCGCCGGCGCGTTCTGTGCGGTGCGGTAGAGCGTGCCCAGCGTAGACTGGAGGCTCTTGTAAGCATCGGTGAGCTGCTTTGAACGGTCGGCCTGGTCCATGGTGGTTTTAGCCAGGTCGATAATGCTGTTTTGCAGCTCCTGGATGCGGGTCTCCAGGTCCTGCTGCGCTTTCGTTTTCGCTTGGCGCCCCAGCTCCGCGGAGCCCGCGCCCGTAATGCCCTGGGCCTTGGCGTATGCGAAAACGCTTGTACCTTGCAGCTTCACCAGCTGGGCCTGCAGATCGTCCACCTGTGCTTTGATGGCCTGGGCGGCTTTCTGGTTTGCCAGGTACTGAATGGCCGCGGCGTAGTCCTGGATTCGCAGTATGTTTTCCGCCCACACCGTCGTGGTGTCGGCAATCGCTGCGCGCAGCGGTGACAGTCCCCCGCTGATAAGCGCACCAATGGCCTGCTTGGCGGTGTTCATACTGGACGTCCACTCGGTCAAGGATCCGGGGACGGCCCGCAGCAGCGGGTGCGCTTTCTCCGCGGCGGCCTGCATATCACCGATGGCCCGCGCGGCCTGTTGCAGCGCAATGCCGATGCCCCCCGCGGTCACCAGGCCGCGGAACGCTTCGTTAAGGTCGCGCAGCGGCTTGATTGCTTCCTTCAGCTGCTGGGACGCCACCGAGAAACTTAGTTTTACATTAACGTCCTCGGCCATGGGGCGCCCCTCCTTTCAGCTTTTCGTTTTGCAGCCGCACCCATTCGTGGCGGATGATCCGGTATACCATCATGTCCAGGCCAGGCTGCGCGTTCAGGCCACCAGCTCGGGGGTAGTGCGCCAGGGCCCCGTCCCCGTCCATCATATCCAGGCAGCGCAGCACCCAGCCCTGCCACCGGTCTATCAGCTGCGCGGGGCGACTACCGTCCGGCCGTTGTGCTTCGCGCGGGAACGTGTCGCCGCGGTAGAGCCATTCCGCCACTTGGCGGAGCTCTCCGCATTCCCGTGCGGTAAAGGGCGATTGAACACCAGGATGGCCTCCGCCCCCACCTTTGCCGCCTGGGGCCGCTGCGCCAGCAGGGCCTCCACCATGGGCTCGTCCAGGGCGTGCCCGTCGCCCACCAGCTTCCCGTCCCGCGGCAGGTTGTGCTCACAGACACCATGCAGCAGCGCCAGGCGGTACACGTTGACGTTATAGTCTTTGTGGAAACGGTGCAGCGCCGGCATGAGCGCCGCGGCCAGCTCGGGGGGTATGGCGTCGCCCTCCTTCAGGCTCTCCACCCCGTCCGCGGCCTTGCGCACCGCTTCCAGGTCAACGTTGTCACCCAGCAGCTGGGCCTGCAGGGTATTGATTTCGTCCATGACTTGCACCGGCAGCTTGCAGGGGCGCAGCCAGTACTTGCGGCTTTCCTCGCCGTCCGCAATGTCCACGCGCTGCCCCTCGTAGGCAGCGCGCGTGTCCAGGATGAAGTCCCTTTCCATCAGAACGCCCCGGAGTCCACGGATACCATCCAGATAGTGACAGGCACGTCGTACTTGGTTCCCCGCGGGTTGTATGCCTTCCAATTCACCCGCGCGTCCAGAGCACCGTTGCGCGGGGTGAAGGCAAACGGAGAGCTGATGCCGATGAACGGCAGCTCCACAATCACCAGCTCCTCCACGCTCCCGCCGATGGCCTTGCCCTTGTAGATGAATGAAGCGCTGGCCAGGCTGGCGGTTTGCAGCTTGGCGCGGATTGCCACCGTGTCGCTGTCCAGGCGCACCTGCAGGCTGCCCGCCGGCATAAGGTCCGCCTTCTGGTGGTAGACACGCCCGATGCTGCCCTGGCCGAACGTGTCCTTGTTGTGATTGTTCGGAAAGTTGATCTCGTGGGTGCTCACGAAATCATAGTCTACCCCGTCGAACTCCGTGGCGCCCTTCCAGTATAGCAGCGGGTCCCCAGGGTCCAGGTCGTCCACCGAAAGGCCGCTGGCGCTCACCGGGTCGTCCTCGGTGAAGCCCAGCACGTCGACGTCACTCTCTATGAACGCGCCCAGGCTGCCGCTGATTTTCAGGGCGTCGGCCACGGCGCCGTTGAACAGCGTGCCCGTGGATACGTAGCCCTCGCGCTGGATGCTGTACGTGGGGTGGGACGCGGCGGTCAGGTCCGCGGTGAACCCCCGCAGGTAGGCCCCGCTGGCGCCCGACGTGAAAAACAGGTAACACCAGCGGCCCTTGGCCTGGGTCACCCGGGAGACAATCGCGGCGCTGGAAATGGCCCCGCTGCCGCTCAGCAGCTCGGCCTCGTAATTGGCGTATGCGTCGATCACCGCCACCAGCTCCGCCACGGTGTCGAAGGCGCCCGCGGTCAGGTCGATCACCCCCGCGGTGCCGAAAGCGGCGTCCCCGCTTTCACTCCCCAGCACCCCCACCTCACTGGTGAGCGTGTCGCCCGACGTGTCCGCGGTGATTTTGCAGGAGGCCGATCCGCCCGCGTACCGGATCCGCACCACGGCGCCCAACTGCGCGGGGGTGCTCTCCAGGCCCAGGTTGCTCTTTATCAGCTTCCCCCAGCCCCCGCCCACGCGCGGAGACAGCGGCAGGGCACCGCTCACGTCAATCTTTGTGGGGTACTCTTGTACCGGCATGCGGCCGCCGGCCAGCACGGGGTCCAGGGCGCGCTCCACGTTGCTGTCCAGCCCGGGGTTGTCCCGTACCGGTATCACGTGGGTGCGGCTGGCCGCGGTGCCCGCGGGGCTCTCGGGGCCCCCGATGGTCCAGAGAATGTCCTTCAACAGCGCAAGCGTCGGCATAGTCGCCCTCCCCCGGCCGCGGCCGGCTCAGTCAGCCTACACCCGGGCCCTGCCCCATGGGAAGGGTCAGCCCGGCAGTTTGATGGTCACCAGCACCCGCCCGGCTTTCAGGAACGCGCCGCTTTCCTGGGACGCCACCGTGTCCCAGTACTCCGCGCGGCCCACCCGGATCCGCGCCCGGTCGATGCCCCAGGGGCTGGCCTTGTTACTGTCCGCGCGCACCAGGGCCCGCAGCGCGGCGCGGTAGCAAAGCAGGTCCTGGTGGATCGGCGCCAGCAGGGCCCCGGAGAAGGTAAACACGTAATTGATGGCGTGCACGTCAAACGACACGTCGTCAATGGGCTCGTCCTCGTACACGTACTCCACGTCCGTGCTGTCCGGCAGTATCTCCAGGGCGGGGTAGGTGAAGTCCTGGGCGTCCCCGCTGCTCACTTGAACCAGGCGGGTGATGGTGATACTGCGCCGGCTCTCTATTTCCTGCAGCACCGTTTCCACGTTGCTTTCCCAGTGTGACTTGCACTGGGCAATGATGGCGTCCAGCTCTTTGTCGCTCACGTGGCCCCCCGCAGCGTGCCCTGGGCCTGCTTCACCGCCCACACGTGCACGATCCGCCCCCAGCGCACCTTGTCCTCGTCGGCAATCTGTACGGGCTTGCGCCGCGGCATCCGGCGGGTCCCCAGCTGGTGGAAGATTGCATGGCGCACCGCGGTCCCGAACGTTGCCCGGGTTTCCCGTATGTCACGGACGGCCGCGGCGCCGCTCCCCAGCAGAGACGCCTTCAAGTTGCCCGTGAGCTCCAGCAGCGGTTTACCGGGGAAGTGTCGGGCCTTCCAGGCGGCGTATTTCGGAGACAGGGGCCGCCAGGCCTCGGGGCGCCCGCGGGCGGAGAAGTTGCGCCGCTCTATGCCCAGGAAATCCTGGTATATCTCGGTCAGCGGCTCGCGGAAGTCCTTCACGTTGTCCGGGATTCGATTGAACGCCCGCACGAAACGTTCGTACCCCAGGCTGTCCACGCGGAGGGTCATCACGGCTCACCAGTCCTTGGATTCCCGGTGAAACTTGCGCTCTTGCTCGGGGTCCGTGGGCACCAGGTAGCCAGGCCTGGTCTGCTGGGGCGTGGTGGAGCTGGAGAACAGCGCCGGGTTGTCCCCGATCTCGCGCAGCCGCGCGTCATACAGCCGCTGGAGAGTGTCGGCGCGCTCCGCCTCCATGTTGATTGAACGGAGCACCTTGGCGCCCACCCCGTACAGCGCGATCGTCCGCGCCACGTCCAGCAGGTTTTCCTCCACCAGGGGCAGCTCCACGCCCGCGGCCAGCAGGTGCTGGTCCATATCCGCCCCTATGTCCTCGCACCACCCCTCCACCTGGGAGGCCTTGGGCGTGGTGGATTCGGTGAAGCTGGGCAGGCGCTGGAACTCGGCGTGAACGTCGTACAGGTCGCAGTATACGGCCATGGTCTACACCGCCGGGCTGTACCCCGCGGCCTCCATGATGGCGTCCACCAGCTTCGCTTTGCTGGTACCAGGGCGCGGCGCCGGCAGCCCGCGGTGCGCGGCAATCTTCACCAGCTCACCGAACGGCTTGGCCTCCAGCTCCTTCCGGACGGTTGCACTCCCGCCGGCGTCGCCCGCGGGCTTCCCGCCCTGGTCCCCGGATCCGGTTGCCGCTCCGCTGGAGCTCGGGGCCCCGCGGCCCTGCGCCCTGGGTGTTGCGGGTGCGGCTGCGCTTTTCGCCAGCTTCACCGTGCCGCGGTCCAGCAGGATGGCGGCAACCCGGGAGCTCATATCCACCTCTTTGCCTGTGGCCACCAGCACCACGCGCACCATGTTCGGCATGCTCACCTTTGCCATGTTCAGTCCTCCGTCAACAGCTGCGCTTCGCCGCGTTCCACCAGCTTGGCCGCCACACCGTAGCGCACCCGCTGCTCACGGCCCCGGGCGGGCCCGCGCAGAAACCCCACCCGCACCAGCCTATCCTCATCTATCGGGGCCGCCGCGTCCAGCCCCGTCCGCCTGCTCCACTCCGCCAGGTAGGCAGGGTCCCCCAGGTGCGGCTTTCCAGCTCGGTACAGCCGCATGTAGGTATAGGCCGGGCGGTTGCCCAGGATGAACGGCCGGTGGTCATGGCCCCAAAAGGTGACCGTGGCCAGGCCGTAGTGCCGCGCGAGCTCGCGCCAGCGCCGCACCCAGCAGCTCTTGTCCTGGTTCTCCAGGCCCGGGGAGAGCATATCCAGCCCGCCCAGGTCGAAACCGCAGCAGCTCACCAGGCGGCCCTCCTGCAGGGCCTGGGCCACCAGGGTGGTCCCGCTGTCTTTCCAAAACTCGCGGGGGCAGCTGAAAACATGGTCCACCAGCTGCTGCTGGCCAGCGCCCAGGTTCCCACCCCACAGCTGAAATGAAAGGCCGTGCTCCCGGCGGTATCTCCGCGCCTCCGCGAGCACCTCCAGGTGCCCGGTGAGCCTCGTCAGCTTCCCGCCAAACTCGCGGAAAGCATAGTTGCAGGCCCACAGCTCGCCCGGCCATTCCTCAATGGCCCTGGTGAACCCGGCGCGCGAAATCCCGTTGCCCAGGATTAGCACGGCCTCCTTGTGCACCGCGGCTCCCCCGCGGCCTACGAGTTGACGACCTTCACGCCCAGGTGCGGCAGCCCGTACCCGGCCACCCCGTCCCATTCCACGGAGTACTGGTAGCTGCGCGCCCGCTTCCGCTGCGTGTCGTCCAGCATGCTCTGCATGGCCTCGCGCTGCTGGAAAATGAACGGCTTGAGAATGCCCTGGGTGCTGAACGCATACCAGTCGTTCGGGTCCGCGGCCAGCTTCGGGTCCGCTATCACCGTGAAATTGAAGTCACGGAACGGGTTGATTGCGCTCGCGTTGCTGCCCGATGCGTCGGACGGGCTCCCCACCGCCGTGGTGATGATGCGGCGCGCCGCCGGCGCGCACACGATCACGTCCGGCTTGATGTTGAGCTCCTCGCCCTCGGTGTCCGTGAATTCCGCCATGGCCTGTATCACGGTGTCCAGGTCCGTCATAAAATGCGCCACGGTGTCGGTCCCGTTGCCCGTCAGCAGGTTGTCGTTGACCCTGGACAGCTGCGCGTTGCTGAAATACGGGAGCTGGTCAAAGGCCAGCCCGCTGGTGCCCAGGCGCACCAGGTCCGAAATCAGCTTGCGCCAGAACTGCTGCATGCGCGTCGGCAGCTCACGGATCCGGCTTTCATACGCGCCCACCTGGTCGTCCCGCAGGTCCGCGTACTTCACGTTCACCGCGTCGTACCATTCACGATTCAGCAGCTGGTATGCATGGTCCGCGAGCTCGCGGGCCTTCTTCGGTCCCAGGAGCTCCTTGACGGTGGGCAGGTCGTCCAGCCAGCCATAGCTGGTATACTTGCCCGTGCTGTCCGTGGGCATGGCCAGGCGCATCAGGTCCGTGGGCGCGCCGGCCTGGCCGTTCAACACCCGCAGCTGGTCCTGGAACCACCCATTGGCCAGTTTCTCAAAAACGCTCGGTGATATCATCTGCCGGCCCTCCTACGCGACCTTGATCGGCGCGCGGGTGTCGATGCACACCAGGTCCGCAGCGTCGTCCACCGCCAGGATGAGATACGCCACCGTCTTTGACCCCGCGCTCTGCGTCAGGCTGGCGTCGTCCTTGACGTATGCCAGCTCGCCGACGTCGCTCTGTGCGCTGCCCCCGTCCAGGGGAAGCCACACCAGGCCGCCCAGCAGCCCCAGCTTGCGGTGGTCATTGTTCGGGACGGCCATCTCATAATCCTGGTACCCACCCTCGGCGCGGCCGTCGAAGATTCCCAGGATATAGAGCCCCGCCGCGTCCGTGGGCACGGCTGCATAGCCGTTCGCGTCCGCGATGAGGATGGCGCCCAGGTAGTACGTGTCATTTCCCGCGGCTTCCACCGCCGGGCGCCGCTCGGGGTCGCCCTCAAAGGAAACAACACGCTTTGCAGTCAGTGCCATCGTCGTGTCCTTTCCCCCCGTAACGTGGGGGGCTCGTGGTCAGGGCCCTACAGCGCCCCGGCCTTGCGGGCCGCCAGGTACTTCTCCCGGTACTTGGGGTCCTTCTTTTCGCCCAGGGCAATGGCCGCCTCGTCGTCGGCGTCCAGCTCGGGCTCCGCTTCCGACGTGCCCGCGCTGCCGTGCCCGCGCTTCACGTCGTCAATGGCCTTGGGGAGCTCGGAGAGGATGCGCTCCACCAGGTCGGGGGCTTCATCGAATTTCTTTTCCCAGGCTTCCTTGTCCTTGGGCAGGATCCGGAAACCGTCGATTGCGCCCTTGATGGCCGCGGCCTTGCGCTCCGCCAGCTTCTGGCCCTGGAGCGTTTTCAGGTCCGCGGTCAGGCGGGTGTTGGTCTCGCCCAGGATGGTCACCTGGCCGCGGAGCTCCGCCAGCGCGGTCGCGGCAGCGGGATCCGGGGCGGGGGCCGCGGGCTCCAGGCCCAGGGCCTTCACCAGGGCGCCCTTCTGTTCGGTGGTCAGCGTCAGGCCGGAAAGGCCCTTCACCAGATCGTCATACGTCATTGGATTGTCCTCGGCGGGTCCGCCCTCCCCCCCGTCGCCATGCGCGGGGGCGTCGCCATCGGTCTGACCGGTGGCCCCTTCGGGGTCTTGCCCGCTCTCGGATTCGGAGAGCTTGACGGGGGGCATTATGTTCATCACGGGCACGTTGGTCAAGGCCGCCGCTATCAGCACGGGGTACACCTCGTCCCCCGTCTCTATGTCCAGGCACCCGCCAATGTCCGCGGAGAAGTACTTGTAATAGCCGTTCTCCACGTTGTCCCGGCCCTGGGGCGTCCAGTCGATGGCGGCATAGAGTCCGTCCTCCCGCACCTGCAGGTCCTGTATCCACCCGTTCGCCTTGCCCCAGTTGTGGTCCGTGTCGATGAACGGCTGCCGGGTGCCCATCACCTTGCGGCGCCAGTTGTCCACGATCTGCCCGGCAAACTCCGCCGTTATCTCCAGCTTGCCGTATGCCCTGGTATAGAACGTGCCCAGGGGCAGAATCATTTGCGGCTCGCTTACCAGCTGCGCCTCCTGGAGCTGCATTGGGAATGCGTACCCTTTGGCCCCGGGCTTGCCTTTCGTCTTTGTCATGGTCTACCCCTCCCGCGCGATGCGCTTGCGCAGCTTGCGGCGCTGCCGTGCCGTGGTGGGCACCCGCGGCGCCACCGCCAGGCGGGCCCGCGGCCGCATCCGCAGCAGTCGCTCACGGATGGCCTTCTGCACCCCCGCCTTTTCGTCCTTGTCCATGGCCCGGAAGTCCGCGGGCGTCAGGTGGCCGCTCATTTGTGCCCCGGCCACGGGTCCCGCTGTTCGTCGCGGGTCTCTTTCCGCCGTGCTTTCAGCTGCCGCACCTTCTCCAGCTCCGCGGGGGTCAGCGCGCACAGCTCACCGCCGCCCGCGAACGGGGCCAGGGCGTCACGCACCAGGTGACGCATGCTCTCCAGGTCACGCACCAGCGCCCTCCTCCTTCATCACCGCGATCGTCATACAGCGGCAGCGGCGGTCCGTCCCCAGGCACTCGGGGTCCGGGGTCTGATACTCGGGGTCCCCCAGCTCGTGGTGGGTCCCATCTTTCGCCCGGCACACCTCGCACGCGTTTGTGTCCAGGATGGCGGAGCGATAGCAATACTGGATTTCGTCGGCCACTTCCTCCAGGCCCGTCATTCGCCCGGATCCCCAGCCCTTGTCAACGGCGCCGCCAGCCAGCAGGTCCAGGCCGCTGGTGCTCATTTCGTCATACATAGCTTGCATGGCGATTCTCAGCTGCTCGCCCTGGAGGCCGCTCTTGCGTAGGTCGATGAACCACGTGGCTACCGCGCTGCGCAGCGTGTCGGCCTGGCGCTCCACGTCCAGGGAAAGCTGGTCCAGGCTGTAAGCGTCGAATTGCGCCGCGGTGACTTTGGCCTTGCGCCGCGGGTCCGCCATTTTCAGGTCCGGGCGCTGGCGCACGATCTCGGTCACGACGTCATTGGTGCCGCGTTTTTTCTCCGCGCGGTAGGCCGCCACCAGGGCGTCATACATTTCCTTGCGCATCGGAACGCGCATATCCTGAACTTTGCGCCCGCCCATGGCCTGGGCTATCAGGTCCCGGGCTTGCAGGTCCCGCATGGCCTGCAGCTGCCCGGACAGGTCCGCGGTTTCGCTGGCCAGGCGCAGCCCCATACCTTGCCAGTCGGTCAGCTTTTCCTCGTCGGTGGGCGTGGCCATGGACAGGTGAACGCGCATGCTGGCCTTCACGTCCTCCACGGGCGGAGCGTCCGCGGGCTCGTCCTGGGGCGTGTCGGTGGCGGGCTCATCCTGGGCCGCGGCCGGATCCGGCGCGCCAGGCGCTGCGCCCGGGGCCGGCGGCGGGGTGGGCGCCGGCCGGGGCGTCTTGCGCTGGGGCAGGTGCATGAGCTCGCGCACGGCGTTCTCCAGCTCATCGTCGGGCTTTATCACCCCGGCGGTGGAGAGCTGCGCGAGCACCGCGGAGTCAATCGGCTTGATGCGCCCGGCCTTCAGGCAGGGCGGGCCCGCGGGCGTGTCCCAGTTGTACCCCCACCATTCCTTGATGAGGAAACGGTCAAGCACCGCGGCCAGGTAGTCCGCGTATGCTTGAATGGACAGCTGGAACAGCTCCACGAAGGAAAGGCCCAGGGCGCGGCTGCCCGTGTCGCTGGTGCCCAGGTTTATGAACATGGCCAGGGCGGCCTTCGCAATGTCCTCGTTGTAATGCTTGATGCTGGGCAGCGCGTCGGTCCCCGCCGCGGAGTCCCCGCCGCCCAGCAGGTCCGTGGTGTAGCCATCCGGGTCTATGACGTAGCTGCGCTCATTTGCGTACAGCGCTTCCAGGCCCGCCACCACGGCCTCCCAGGATTCGTCCCCGGGCTTCACGCCCGCCGGCACCTTGGCCCGCGGTACGCCCACCCCGTGGCGGTCGTGCTTGATGGCGTTGATTTTCTCCAGCTGGTCCTTGATGTACCAGGGTTTGTATGCCGGGCGGAGCACGGACATTCCCTCCCAGTTGTCGCCCTCGCGTTCACTGGTGAACACCAGCAGTTTTTCAATCGGCAGGGTGATTAGCTTTCCGTCCAGGTCCTGCTGCACGGGCCCCACCAGGCTGCCGCTCACTCGGTCGAACTCCCAGCGGATCACAGAGCCAGGCAGCCGCGGGTCCAGTTTCTTCGGCATCACCAGGCCGTCCGAAACTTCCCACACCTTCTCCAGGATGGAAAAGCCGCTGCGCAGCATGATGAGCGCGTGCCGCAGCGTGTCGTCCCAGGTCATGGACATTCCGCGGAAAAGCCGCTCGCTCATCACCTCTGCTATCTCGGCGTCCAGGTCGTCCACCTTGCCCTCGGGATCCGCGGGTGGTTCGATGGTGAAAGGGCAACTGCGAATCGGCAGGGTAATGGCCTTCATGGTGGCCTGCACCTGGGGGTCTGACCGGTACATTTCGTCAAACACCTTTCGGCCCTTCTGGCCGTCCAGCGTTTTCAGGTACTCCCCGGTGACTTGGTATCCGAAATAGCCCGTATTGCCAGGCACCCCCACCACGGCGGTGCGCGAGGCAAGCGCCAGGCGGCGCTCCCGGGCGTGGGCTCGCGCCCTGGCCTTGCCGGCGCTGCTGGAGCTCACCACGCGCTTACCCCCCCTGGTCATGGTCCCCTCCCGTCAGAAACGGCGGTCACGCATCCCGGCGGTGACCGGGCGCTGCTTATCTTCCGCCGGTGGCGGCGCAGCGGGCCCGTGCTTTGCTGTCATATCCCACCCAGCCATCAATGCGGCCACTGTATCGTCATTCGCTCCGCTGGGGAAGTCCCCCCATTCCTCCACCACCGCCGCGGTCCACGGCGCGCGGCGCACGTACACCTCCCCAGCTTCAAAGATAGGCTGCACGTCCTCGGTCCGTGCGGCCAGGTCGGAGCTCACGGTCACCTTCTCCACCACGAAACGCCCGCGCAGCCGCGCCTGCATGCGGGAGAACGTGTCCTTGTAGCCCGCCACCACCTCCACGCCGATGCGCACCCGCGGCCCGTCGCGGCTTGCCGTCGCATCCATGCGCGCGTCCCGCTCGGGGGCTGCCCATTGGCCGCGCACCGCGTCGTCCACCCATAGCCGCTTGCGCTCCCCGCCCAGGTCCTGGACGGCGAACAGCAGCCCGCAAGTGTAGTCAGGCTCATCACTCGCGCGGCGGCCCTGGCGTGCGCTGGAGGCCAGGTCCCAGGCGCGCACCCAGCGCAGGCTGGCCGGCGGTCCGCCAGGCTCTCCCGCGTTGTAATACTTCACCCCCGCGTGCGGAAACTCGTCGGTGGGCTCCGTGCGCAGCAGGTTGCCCCCGCGCACCGTGGGGCTGCATTGCATCAAAGAGGCAAACCCGTACTGGCCCAGGGTGGCGCGCTGCGATAGGTACCAGTCCTTGGGGAACATTTCGGGGAACAGGGTGCCGTCCCCGCCGTAGCGGTCGTCCAGAGCTGGAAAGGTGACGGTGCGGAACCGCGGAAAGTCCGGATCCTCGGCCATTTTCGCGTGGCACCGCCCTATCAGGTCGTCCACGTGCCAGCGGCTGGCCAGAATGATGATGAAGGCCACGGGCCCGCGGCGGGTCATGAAGTCATTGGCGAAACTCTCCCAAACCGCATCCCGCACGCTCTTGCTCTCCGCGTCGCGGCGCCGTTTCAGATAATCGTCCACGATCCCCAGGGCGCAGCCGCGGCCCGTCATGGCGCCCCCAAAGCCCTGGGCGTTCATTGCGCCCAGGTGCCCGTGCACGCCCCAGCGGTCCGCGGCGCTGGATTCCTCGGACACCCGGGCGCTGTACACCCGGGAGTACTGGGAGCTCAGCATCACGCGCCGCGCCTCGCGGGAAAGGTCCGTGGCCAGGTCCTGCCCGTACGTGGTGAGCATCACCTCCGTGTCGGGGAACCGCCCCAGCCAGTGCGGGGGCGTCATTCGTGACAGCACCTCGCTTTTCCCGTGGCGGAAGGGCACCTCCACTATCAGGAACGTCGACAGCCCCGCGGCGTAGCGGCGCATGCCCTCGTCAATCTCCGCGCAAATGGCGCGCGTGTGCCGGCCTATGATGAAGGGCGTGGGGCGTTGCCAGCAGCTGCGCACAAACTCCAGGTGGAAGCGGCGGGCCAGGGCGGCGTCCACCGCCCGCGGGCTAACGTCCAGGTTTGCGGTTCGGCTTGCCACGTGCTTTTCGTACGGGGCCGCGGGCGCCGGCCTTGCGCAGCAGCTGGGAAAGGGTCAGCAGCTCCTGGTCGGTCAGGCTGTCCAGGTCGGCCTCGTCCTCGTCGTCGGGCGTGCTTATCACCCCGCGGAAGGGCGGCAGCCCGTCGTGGTAATTCCATAGCAGCTTTGCGTAAGGCGCGTTTCCCTTGATGGATTCGGCATAGCAGGCCGCCAGAAAAGCGTCGATGCGCTCCACGCGGAAGCGCTTTTTCGTTTTCGGGTCCTGGACGGCCTGTATCTCTTGCATGAAAGCACGGCAACGTTCCGCGATAGACTGCCCCAGCTTAGGGCGGCCCTTCAGGTTGCGGCGCGGATCGTATCCCTTGGCGAACGGCGGCATAGGCTCAGTATACACCACGGGCGCGCGGCTCGCCCCCCGTGGAACGGTCCCGCAGCCGCTTGCGCAGCTTCCCCGGGTGGCCCAGGTGCCACCCCCCGCAGAAATGGCAATGATACGCATCCAGGGCCAGGCCGGCGCGGTGTTTCACCCGCTGGGCCTCCAGGCGGTCGGCAAACCGCCGCTTGCCCTCGCATGCCTTGCGCCGCTGGTGCCGCTTGCTGCTCACGCGCTCACCAGGCGGATGAACAGCCGCCACAGCAGCAGGGCGCCGAACAATACCCCGCCGGCCAGGGCCCCCAGCGCCAGATAGAACAGCGCCAGGCGCACCCGCATGTGCCCGGTCATGCGCACCTTCACCCCATGTTCCACCGGCTTACCCCCTCGGCGCTTTCGCTTTCGCGTGCGGTTTTTCAGGCGCGTGCGGATGGTCACGGCCAGCCTCCTTCTCCAGTGCGCGGGCGTAGGCCTGGCCCACCGTCCTGCAGGCCGCCGCGAAGTGTTGCGGGTCAATCTCCATTCCGATGAAGCGCCGCCCCGTGTTGGCGCACGCCACCCCCAGGGGCCCGCGGCCCATGAAAGGGTCCACCACCACGTCCCCGCGCCGGGTGAACGTCACCAGCAGCCACTCCAGCAGGCCCACGGGCTTCGCGGCCACGTGGCGGCCAGTGTCCCCAGGCACCAGCGGGAAGCGCACCACGCTTTCCTGGCGGCCCTCCCCCAGCGGCCCGTTGCGGGCCACCTGCACCAGCTCCCAGGTGCGCTTGAGGCAGGTGGCCGTATCCCCACCGCCCCCCGCGGCGCCGCCCTTGTCCCATACCACCAGGTTTCGCCAT